TCTTGCTGGTTTAGTTCTTCTAATATTTGGCGTTCTTTACTTTTCAACTTTCTACGTTTAAAGATTTTTGTTTTCTTTTATCTTGCCTACGTTCATCAAACCAAAACAAGTCACTAAGAATAGGCATATTTTGTAATTCACAACTATAACGACTTGAACCTTTCCAAGTAACTCTTTTTCTTGCTTTGTCTGGATTAGCTTTTTTAGAGTATAATAACGGATTAACTGCTTTTTTGTATTCTTGGCAAGAACCGTCAAATCTAAAATCAACTACGTTTTCATATGTTAAATATCCTTCTTTATGAAACCTTACACCTTGCTGCAAACCTTTTCTATATTGTTTTTCGCAAAGTCTTGATATTTCTTTAACTAAAGCTTTTTGCACATTAATAGGTAAACCCATAACAATAGATTTGTATTTCAAATTTTTTGCTCTTACTTTTCTATATTCTTCCATAATTATTGTTCTACGTTTAAAGTAAGCTTTGCTTTTAGTTCATTGTAGTATTCACGACATTCTTCTATTCGTGTTTTTATAGATTGGATAACTTCTTTGTCATAATCTACTCTAAACAACTTTACACGGTTTTCTTTAGGTATGTGACTAAATTGGTGTTTGCTTTGTACATACTCTCTTATGTCTAAACATTCATCAATTTTTTGTTGCTTCCAATGTTCACGCCTTATTTCATCTTCAACAATTTGTTGTGGTGTGTCTACAAGACAATAAGCAATATAAGCCTTTCGTTTTCCAGTTAACCACATATAACCTTGTACCTGGTAAAAGTAGTCTTTGTTTGGTAGTTCGTCTTCAAACAATGGAAAAGTAGACGCTTCATAACTTGACTTAATATCTACTACAATATCAGTAATAATATCAGGTTCTCCAGTTATATATTTGTTTGTAAACCTTTCTTCATTCTTATACATAAAACCAAAGTCCAAAACGTCATTACATAAGTCAATACTATGTTGTTCTACTTCGTTTCCTTTATCTGTGTACCTTGACCAAAATTCGTTTTTTATTCCAAATTCGTCTTCAAGTAGTGTCTGCTTTACATAACTTTTAGCAGTTTTACTAAGCACTTCTTTTTTAGAACGTGCATTAGTCATTATTTTACCAAGTGATGAACATCTTACTAACATAATTCTAAAGCTTTAGATTGTTTATTACTTAATTCAAATGTCTTTAGTAATTGTTCTTTTGAATATTTACCTTCTTTTATAGTTTCTACTGCCCTTGCAAATTGCAAGTCAGTTAAAGAACCTTTTTCAAATTTAATATTTGGTTGGTTTTTTTTTGAATTAACTTGTTCACCAGCAGCGTCTAAATCTTTGTCGCTTACAATGCCCAAAATCGAACTCAATGAATACCGACGAAAATAACTCACGGCACTTCCAAAAACCTGGAAATCGTTCATACCTTTTAGTTGTACACCTTGTGGTATAGCTACACAACTTTCTATTGTGTCACCACTTGATACGTGAAATAAAATAGTACGTAGTTCAGTACCGTCTAATAGTTGCGTAAAGCCAAGCTTATGCTTTTTTAATAACGGATTAATAACACTTAAAATAGTTGGTAAGTCAGCATACGAATAACCGTAGCCTTTAGTACCTTTGTGAATCACTTGACATTCTTGCTGGAATGATGCCAAACTTTTATAAATGTTTTCTTTTGGTAAGCACTTATTATTAGGCGTTGCTTGTTCCTTTTCCATAAGGTTTATAACCTTGTCTGTTGTTTTACTCATATACTTGTGTTTTATTTGTGTACGTAAAGTTAAGAATTATTTTCTATTTCCTTACATTTTTGTTTAAATTCTTTTATTAGTTGTTTAAGTTCTTCTTTGTCGTGCTTGTGTACACCGTTACTTTGAAGTTCCAGGTTATTAAATTCTTCGCTTCCTATTCTTTTTAATAGTTCTTTGTGATAGTTAAATAAATTTCCGTGTTCATATTGGTTGCAGTAAACACATTGTGCGTTTATGTTTCTTAAATCAAATCTTACAGAACCGTGACCACCAGCACTAAAAAAATGTCCAGCGTCATACTTACCTACTAATGGTGTACCACAACTTACACAACCTTTGTCTTTATCTCTTAGCCTTACAAATTTGTTTACCCATTTTTGTGCTTCTTTTACAAATTCACTTGTTGTTTTTAGTTCTTCTTTCATTCGTCTTTTTTTCTTTTTCCATTGTACTGCTTTTGCTTTCTTGATCCATTCTTCAAAGCATTCTGTTTTGGTGCAATACTTTTGATTAAAGTGTAGTGCTTCAAATTTTTCTTTGCATTTTTTACAACGTGGCATTTTCTAAAAGGTTTTTATTAGTTAATCTTAATTCGTTTACTTCTGTTTGTAACTCTAAAAGTATAATATTGTTTCTATACAAGTCACCACTTAAAGACATACATTTTAAATCTAACCTATTGAAAACAAGTAAAGCTTCACCAAGTTCTATTAAACTATCACGCTGGGTTGCTATAAGTTCTTTTTTGTGTGGTGTTTTCTTTTCCAGGTCTTCAAGTGCTAACTTTGCTCTATGATAAACTTTGTTTAAACCTACTTTAGCTTGTATTACTTCTATCATTATATTCGTGTTTGTGTTGTTTGTAATCTATATTTTTTTAAATTGTCTACACCTTGCATTGTAAACCCTAAACCATTGTTGTAAGAAAATAACAAAGGTTCGTTTAAATTTGTTAGTTGTCCACCAGTTTCTTTATCTTTTATTTTTTCGACTGTTATCATAGTTTCAAATTTCATAGTTGGGTGTGCTACTAATCTGTGAATAGTCATCATATTATCGGTTCGATTCAGAAAACTCTTACCTCCTTCAATCGAAGCTTTTAAGGGAGCTTTTAAGTGTCCAGCCCATTCGTGACTATCTGCATATATATTACCAGCACGACCACTTTCACTATTTGGGTGTGAACTTATAAATAAACTTTTTTTTGTTTGATTGCAAAAAACCCTACTTTGATTCAAGAACTCATAATTTGCATTGTGACTTATTTCACGATTCAAACCAGTAAATGGATCAATAAAGCAAACATCACATTTTACACTATCAAAAATATCAAATAGTTCTTGTGGTGTATATAGCTTTTTGTTATCTACAAAAGTGAAATATTGGTTTAAGTGATTGTAAGCACTTTGTATAGTTTTCAGGTGTATTTGTTTAAATGGTTTACCTACATACATTTGTATCATATCACGTAGTATTTGACCACTTGTGTTTTCACCACTCCATATACAAAACGTCTTATCATTAATAAGTGCTTGTGATAGCATATAGTAAACAAACCAAGCAGTTTTTCCAACATTGTCGTGTCCTAAGATTATTGTTATTTCGCCTTTTTTTAGTCTAAAGTAATTATCTAAATTATTACCTATACCAATACCTGGTTTTATTTTTCCTTCTTTATAGTTTTGTAAATATTTAAATTCACTTCCTTGTGTTACCAGCATTTAGTTGTGTTTTTATGTGATTTAATAAATGGTCATCTTTACTTGTATTCGTGTTTTCTTTAGCTAACCAATTTCTTGAAGTCAAATATAAGCTTTTATATTTTTTGTTATTAGCAAAGTTTTCAATAGCGTCTAAAACACGGTCTATCTGTTCTTTAGTATATAATTTATTTAGCTTATTAAATTCATCAGTAGACAAACTTAAATGACTAAACTTCCTATATATATTAATTACATTATCATTTACATTTACATTAACAGTAGACGAAACTGAACGACCGTTAACGACCGTTGAATTTCGTTTACGAATTTCAGCACTTTTTTTACCAGCTAAAATGCGTTGTTCGTGTTGTTGTTCCCATTTTTTTAAATCACGTCTAAGTTGTTGTTTTATAGGTTCAAAAGCAATTTCAAGTAATACATCACTTGTAGTTGGTTCTTCGTCATTAACGTAGCTTAAAATGTGCTTAAACAACTTACCAGCGTATTCATCAGTTAGCTTGTTTACAGTTGTATTTATGTCAGCATATAAAATAAAACCTTTTTTGTTTTTCATATTTCAGTAGTATTTAGATTGTTTATTTTATCTATCATACTATCAAGCTTTTCTTGTACGTTCTTAATATCTTCTATGACATATCTTTGCTTCAGTTCTTTTATTTCACCGTTTAAATAAGCCCTTATTTTTTCCGTGTTTTTAACGTAGCTAACTTTTTT